AAATAATATCCACCCTGCAGGAACAAATATCGAAACACTAGCCCATGCAGAGGGGTCAAGGTGGTTAATGGCAATTATCAAAAAACGTACAGAGTTGGGGAGGAAACAAGGTGAGCGGTAAACCTACTAATCCAAAACTTTATGCAAGAGCTAGAGCCATGGTTAAGGCAAGAGTGAAGAAATGGCCTTCAGCTTACGCAAGCGGCCAATTGGTTCAGCAATACAAGAAAATGGGCGGTAAATACAAGTGAGCCTGAAAAAGTGGTTTGGTGAAAACTGGGTAGATATATCCAGCACGAAGGGTGGCAAACATCCTAAATGCGGACGCAAAATGGGTGATGGTCGTTCATATCCCAAATGTGTCCCTGCATCAAAAGCTGCAAGCATGAGCAAGGGCGAAAAACAAGCAGCCACTAAACGTAAACGTGCAACCAACCCCAGCAGTGGTGGGAAAAAACCAACATATGCGAGAACGTGATGAGTGAAGCATGGACACGAAAAGAGGGCAAGAATCCAGAAGGTGGGCTGAACGCCAAAGGCAGAGCCTCCTACAAAAAAGGAAACCTCAAGCCGCCAGTATCAGCAAAGGCAGCGAAGAAAAGCCCAAAGAAAGCGGCAAGACGTAGATCGTTCTGTAAGCGGATGATGGGTATGAAAAAGAAGCTTACATCTTCCAAAACGGCTAATGACCCTAACAGCCGTATCAACAAAGCACTAAGAAAGTGGGATTGTTAAATGAATGAAGAACTACAAGAAGTAGCTGAAGAAAGTCAGATTGATGAGGTTCAGGTTCAGCCAGAACAGGAGCAACCTCAAGAACAAATGGCAGACAGACCTGATTGGCTTCCATCTAAATTTAATAGTGAAGAAGATTTTGCCAAAAGCTATGAGCATTTAGAGCGCAGACTACATGAACGGTCTGAAAACTTCAGAGAAGAAATTATGCAGGAGTTGGCTGAAGAAGCGGCTGGTGATGTGCCAGTTAGTCCAGCTGACTATCAGCTGTCTCTCGTAGATGAAACTGGAGAAGAAGTTGAAATCGATTCTGAAGATAATATGCTTCAATGGTTTCAAGGCAAAGCGCATGACCTTGGTTTGAGCCAAGAACAGTTCAACGAGATTGTTGCAGAATATACTCAGCAAAACGTAATGACTGGCCCTAATTGGAATGAGGAGTCAGAAATACTTGGCGAACATGCAGAACGCAGACTTGAGCGTGTAGATTCTTGGGTAAGTGCCAATATGTCAGATGCAGCGTACAATATGTTTGCTGAACTACCAGCATCAGCTGGCATGGTGCATTTCTTTGAGGAACTAATGGAAGTATCTGGTCAGCCAAGATTTAATATGGTGTCAGAAACACAATTCCAAGAATCTGTGACTCAGGATGATCTAAGAGCAGCACAAAATGATCCGGGCTATTGGCGTGATAAAGATCCTGCTGCAATTGCCAAGGTTCAGGCAATTTCTCGTTCACTTGCTATGAAAAAGCATGGAACGTTAGAAATATCACAGATGTAGCAATGTGAATTAACAAATCGAAATTTATCTGTGAGGGTTGGGCTACTAGAAGGCCCGAAAGCTGACATAGCAGCCCTCACGGATAACTGCATATACATGTGAGTAGACGGAACAACCGGATAGTATGTGAAAACACTTTTTGAGGAGTAAGCTTATGGCTGTTTCTACCATTAGCACCTCCTTTATCGAGGAGTTTGAGTCCGGCGTTCACATGGCTTATCAGCGCATGGGGTCAAAGCTTCGGAACACTATTCGTAACCGTAACGGTGTTAAGAATAAGACTACGTTCCAAAAAATCGGTAAAGGTTTTGCGACAACCAAGGCTCGTCACGGCGCAATTGCACCTATGAACCTTGAGCATACAAACGTGAATGTCACGTTAGAAGACTATTTTGCTGGCGAATGGATCGATGATCTGGATCAGCTTCGTATTAACCATGATGAGATGTTAGTTGCACAGCAGTCAGGTGCGTATGCACTAGGCCGCAAAACTGATGATCTTATCAAGGCAGCAATGACTACAACCACTTCAACACACGACGAAACCACAAATGGAATTACCCTCTCATGGGCATTACAGTTGATGGAATTGTTTGGCAATAACGAAGTTCCTGATGATGGAAAGCGTTTTGTTGCTGTTGGTTGGGAGCAATGGTCACAGCTGTTAGATTTGGATGAGTTCTCTCGTACAAACTACGTTGGTGAAGACCAGTTGCCGTTCAACAATGCCATGACTGCAAAGCAGTGGCTTGGCTTTATGTGGTTCCCATTTTCAGGTCTGGATGAAGCCGGATCAGGTAATGTGGATCGTGTTTGCTTTGCTTATCATGGTGATGCGATAGCGCATGCAATTGGAGCCGACGTGACTTCAAACATGCAGTACCACAACGATAAAGATAGCTACTTTGTATTGAACAAGATGCAGATGAACTCTGTTCTTATCGATGCAGAAGGCGTCTTTAAACTGCAACTTAAGAAATAGGAGGTAGATATGGCGTTCACACAAGCAAATTTATCTCTTGTTGCTTACAGCGGAAATGGGTTCCACATCTGGCATTACACAACAACTGATGCCAAAGCAGCCATCGATTCAGCCGGATACTTTAATGCAATGGCTAATGAGATGAATGTGGGTGATGTTATCCATGCGAATACCTCAACAGGCGGCACACCTGAGTACGGTATTTTCTGCGTAAATGCCAACAGCGGTACAGTGGTTGACGTAGCTGATATGGTCAGCTTGTCAGGATCTGACACTGACTAATGGCTAAAGCACCAGTCAAAAAGAAGGCGGCAGCGAAAGCTGCCCCTTCTACTCGTGTTACCAGAAGCGGCATGATCCGCACTATTGGTAAAAAAGCAACTCTTGGTAAGAGGGCTACATAATGCCTCAAGGTAAAGGAACATACGGTTCTCAAAAGGGCCGACCGAAAAAGAAGCTGAAAGATGCTGGAAAGTTGACCCCTGCTCAAAAGAAGCTCCCCAAAGAACTTCAAGATAAAATTATTAAAAGCAAACAGGGTGGTAAGTAATGCAGACATGTAAAGATTGCCCTACCCCCGGCAAATGTCGTGAGGCTGGCAAATGTCTTAACAAGAAAAAGACAACTAAGAAGATGGCTACGCCAAAGCGCAAGCCTCGTCATGCTAATCCTAATCACCCTATGAATACTGAGCGTACAACCAGTAACCCAAGTGGGAAGTACAGCACATGAAAAAATCTAGAAGCTTAGGCGAAGATCTGTTTGGTCAAGTTGTTGGAACAAAGTCTGGCTTAACACAGGAAGAACACAGACAAAAATACAAAATTAAAAGCCTTAAAGATGTTGGCAAATTGTTTATGAGTCCGATGGATGACCATATCGTTAAAAGAAAATCTAACAAAGTTTCATCACGAAAAGGCAGAAATGCTCCAAGAGGTAAGTAATGCCTATTTCAGCGAGAACTGATATTGAAATTGCTCAAAGAGCGATGGTTCTTGTTGGTCTAGAGCCATTAACTAGCTTTACTGACAACTCCGATGAAGCGTTGGTTATGAACACGCTTTATGAGGATATGGTCGAGGATTGTCTGAGCCAGCATAGCTGGAAGTTTGCAACAGGCCAGAAACAGCTTTCAAGACTCACTGACGCCCCTTTGGATCGTTGGGACGCAGCATACTCCCTTCCGACCGAACCAGCCGTCATGCAAGTGCATACGGTGACTATTGATGATGTTGTGCAAGAGTATGCCATTTATGAGCGTTATATCTACATGAACGCTGAAGAAAATGAAGAAGTGATTCTAAACTATATGTTTAGGGTTGATACCCAATATTGGCCTCCTGCATTTGCACTTTGGGTTATATATCGATTGGCTTCTGTTCTGAGCCTGTCTGTAACCAGAAACTCAGAGGTTGCAGAGTCTTATGTGCAGTTAGCAGCCCAACAGTTTCGTATGGCAAAAGCCAGAGATTCACAGCAAGTGACAACGCAAGGGTTGCGCTTAAATAGATACCACAAGGTACGCCGTGGTGCTTTCCTTGGAATTGAAGGAGAAACAGTATGAGCGATAAACGTAAGTAGGTATGAATGGCACTATTAAGACAATTCTATACAAACTTTACATCAGGAGAGTTGTCGCCATTACTTAGTTCCAGAATTGACTCTGAAGCTTACAAGAATGGCGGTAAAACG